CTCCGAGTATCAGATTTTGAACTGTGGCCGTATCCATGACCTCTCTTGCAATCTGGTTGGTCTGGGTTCCCTCACTATTTCCAACTGCCCCGACATCAGCGTGCTGGCCCAGGATGGTGACCAAACCTTGGCTCTCAACAACTGTGTGGTGGGCGGGGCTACAACTCTTGGGACTACTACAGCAGCTACGTTCCGCAATACGGAACGAGGAACCCTGGCGATTTCTGGGGGGACCCCTACCCTCGCAGAGTCCCGGATCATTGGATCCCAGGCGTTTGTTGCCTCGGCTTCCGAGACAATCACTTTCGACATCCCCCAGCCTGACGCGCTCTACACCGTTGTTTCAGAACAGCCAGGGGGAGGCGTCGTGGGGGTTCAGAACAAACTTGCTGCATCATTTGATTTGGCCGAGGTAGCAGGCCCCGCGACACCGATAACCGCGACCGTCAACTACGTCGTGCTTCGAGATATTTAGAGGTAAGCCATGAGCAACTTTTGGGACAATACAGGCATCTTCACCGGGACAATCCCGAGCGCCATTGACCGACACCTTTCCGAGAAGGTGTCAGGCCAGAGTTTTGATTCGGTGCGGGATCTCACGGATGTTTCCAGGGCGGCCAATGCGCTTCCTCTGAGCACTGAAGCAGGAACCAAGGTGTCCTTTACAGGCGGCCTTGGCGCGTACATGACTTACGAAAACCCGCCTCCAAAGGGTGCTATCGGTGAAGTTGTGAACGTCAAATCAGCCAACGGTGACATCACCAATCATGACGGCAAAGTCTTCGTGCAGTGGGATGATGGTAAGTTTCGGGCCATTCATGCGGAACACTTGCGATTGGCGAAACAGGGCAAGACCGCAAAGGATTTTGCCTCTATGGATACGGGGGAACTGGGCAAGGCGGTTGCAAAGAAGTTCCCCAAGGCATTCTTCAACAAGAAGCAGCAGATGTGGGATCTCGGGGATGGTCGCATGGTCATGTTTGTCAAACACGGGGACAAGAACACCATTGATGTTTGGACTTCGGATAAACGCCCCAAGAAAATCAAAATGGACATCAGCATTGGCTCCGTGGGGGATGCTGTATCTGCGCTGAAGAAACACAAAGCCGCCTCTGATCTCAAGGCTGACTTCGAGAAGATCAAGGCCCTGGTCAAGAAGAAGCCTGACAGCAAGTTCTTGAAGGGCTTGCTGAAGCAGATGGCTGACAAGGGTTTCGCCCCTACTGACAAGCAAATGGCCGTGGTGCAGAAGATCGAGAAAGAGATCGGGCAGATGGCCGAGATGCAGAAGGAACTGAAGTCGCTCGGCAAGGCGGCCAAGACGATCCGCGTGTCGAACTTGGGCAACCTCACGGATTTCCTCAAAGCTGCGGACGGGCATCTGGTCCACAAGAGCACCAATGATCTGTGGTCCGTGACCGCCGACGGTGAGGGTTTCCTTATTGAACGCCTCTTCGATGACGAAGGGCAACCCCTCAAGGGATGAGCCTTGTACGGTAGAGCGCCTATTCTGTTCTGTTTCGTAGGAGAGTGTGCCCATGCGCCCTGACCCAGCACGCATCGCGAAAGCCCATACCCGCAAGCAGCGGCTTGGTGCGTCTGCTGACGGCCAGAAGACGGCTTCCATGTCCCGCACTGCTGGTGAGGTTCGCTTCATCAAGGACCGTGGCGGTGACAAGAACGAGTGGGGTTGGGGAAGCCCTGGTCCCAGCGAGCGCCAAATCACGTCCGACTTCGTGTTTGATCCCAAGTACCTGAAGCCCCTGGCAACGACGATGCGCTCTGCGCTTATGGCTCTGGGCCATGTTTCGTCTGCTCACGACCGCTTTCTCAAGATCAAGAGCCGCGACGTTAGCCCAGACGGCAGCCTTGGCGGTAAGGGGTACATCCAGAAAGTTTCCGAGATGCGTCGGCAGTTGATGAACTGTTCCGAGGCCCTGTCTGCTTTCACCGACACCATCTATGACGAGATGGCAGCCCCTCACTGGGATCCTGCCGAGGACACCCTTGATCCGCGTGAGCGGGATGAGGTTCGGGAGATCGTTGAGGAAGCCGAAGAAATCCGAGAGGACCCCACCGGCTGGGCCGACGAGGAAGAGGAAGACGAGTTCGGCAAGACCGCTGGTACTTTGTCCTATCGGGGGGACACCCCGCTCGATAAAGCGTATGCGATGACGGATCTTCTCATTGAGCTTGGAAAAGACCTCCCCACCGGATCTTCCCGAAGCCGGGAGTTCAAAGCAGTCAAGACTGCCCTCCGAAGCCTGGAGGGGTTTGTGAAGGGCATTGGTTCGGACACTCCAAGGCCACGCGCAGCCCAGACGGTTCGCCGCAAGACGGCTGCATGGGCAGGCATCGACTACATGCGCGGAGATGACCGCTGGACTCTTGGCAAGGCGGTTGAGAGCCGTCGTGTTCGAGTCCCTTCTGGTTACGAGTTGGTTTCAGAGCCGGGAAAGGTCGTGCTTTTCAACTGGGGCGTCTTGGACGAGGGGGCCACCGCAGAGTTTCGATTCATGCCCGATGGCACGAACATTCAGTTCATTATCGACGGGTATAACGACAAGCGTTCGCCCGGTTTGGTTCGGCACAGGTGGGTCGGCAACCCTGTCGATGACGCGGTCCTTATTGAAAAGCATATCAAGAAGTACATGCCTGCACTTGTGAAAGCAGTCTCGGACGACGAGGAGGACCTTCTTCGAGAAATCGAGAGGCGTCAGCGCATGGCAGGAATCCCCGGAAGCACCGCCCGTGTGCTTGCACGGTTTATGGAGGTGAACGGTGAGTAGCGACAAGCCCCTCGATGTTTTGGGGGAGAGTCACCTTCCGGCTGACCTCCTCACCCCTACCCTTGGCTCCAACTACGGTATGCCTGGGTTTGAGGACATGCACTACAACCAAGGCGTCCTTGAAGGCGTCCTGGATCCCGAGTTGATGCCTCCTCCCGCGTTGCCTACTGGGCTGGAGCGCGTTGCTGAATCAGACATGGGCGTCCAGGAGATGATGAAGGAGGCCGAGTTGGCCGACCTGTCTTGGCTTGCCGATGCAGAACAAGACCCCGAGCGTCTCCCCCAGAACCCGGTTGATTTGGGAATCCCGGAACTTGAGGAAGCCTGGGGCGTTGATCGCCGCACTAACGGTATCCAGGTGTTCTCTACGGATCTTGCCCACGCCAAGGCGTCGGCCCCTGACACGCGCCTCCCCATGAATGAACGCGACTTGTCGGACATTCTGGTTACGGCCATGCGGCGCTCTGCGGCTGGTGAGGACATCAGCCTGATCATCGAACAGTCCCGAATCGCCGCTGGCGTGGATGCAGATCGAATCGAGAAGGGGCTTTCCATTATCCGCAGCGAGCATGGTCTTGCAGGAAAGGTCTTTGTTCGTGCCGCCGCATACCCCTCTTATGAAAAGGGGAAGTACCGCGACGAGATTCTGAAGGCCGCCAAGGGAGCCGAGTACATCCTTGTCTCGGGCCAGGACTTTGGTTCTACTCATATCCAGAACGGTCGCTGCACTGTAACGGGCAAGAAGGCCGTCCTTGAGGTTCCTTGGAGCAAGGCCCTGTCTCACTACAAGCCTTTGTTGCTTGCTACGGGGCATCGGGTAGCTACGGACGTTCCAGCAAAGGATGCCCTCCGGGCCGCCTTTCTTGCACCGACCTCGTTGCCGGTTGCACGCGGTGAGCGTCTTCCTCGTTACAAGGCTGTATGCGATACGGTTTCTTCTGAAGAGGCTGCGGCAAGCCTGAAGGCCGCCGACAACACTCCCACGGAAGTCCAGGTGACAGACGCCGTGTTGAATCGACGGCTTCAACTCTGGAAGCAGAGCAATATGATTGACTCTGACTTGGTTGAGCAGATTCAGGCTGCCGATCTGACGCCGAACCAGAAGTTGGCCCGTGCTCTCGATGCGGTGAACGCTCGTCGTAACGGGACCTCTGGTTTCACGGGTGCCCCTAACACCGCCGTTGAGGCGGCCCAGAAGCGCCAGCATCTCCGTCTTGTCCGTAAGGACCACGCCAAAGAGGCTTCTGAAGCACGGCTCCGAGAAATCGTCGCTTTCCGAAACTCCGATGATCTGGACCAGCGCATCGCAAAGGTCATTGAGAAGATCGAGCAGGGCGCACGCGGTTCTTACCTCAAGTCCTTTATCAACAAGGTGATTCCGCAGAAGTTTGCTGCTGAAGCAGTGCGTCGGCTGCGTCCAACATTGGAAAAGACCGGTGCCCTCGAAGAAGAGAGCAAGGCCGCTTCCTATGATGGTCATGTTTACGAACGTGCCCCCGAGGTGCGGGAGGCTGTGGAGCTTTCTGATAAGGACGCGGCGCTCGCCAAGGCTGCTTCTGATGGTGATGTTTCTGTTTCGGAGATCAAGGGTGTCCTCAAGTGGGCCTCTCGTCATATGTCCCAAGGGTCTGCCGGAAGTGAGCTTACTGAACTGCTTCGTCATCGTTTCTCGAACCGGATCCTCAAGTCTGCTTCGGGATTGATTCAGAGTATTCGCGACACCCACGAGGGCGCTGCTGGATTTCTCTACGTTGACTCCGAAGCCTACATGGCTCCCACAGGGGTGAAAGGTTGCGAGACAGGTGCCCTTCGTCATCGATCCAACCAGCTACCTGCTGTCCTGGCCAGTTCCCGGTGCCAAGGGTGTACCCGAGTTTGCACACTTTCCTGCGGCACGCGGAAGTGCAGCACCTACAACAAGGTGCTTCTGGAGCGTTCGGACCTTCCCGGAGACATCAAGTCCATCAAGAAGGCCAACATCACCGGGGCAGACCAGACGGATGCGGAAGGTATTGCTTCCCTGTTCGGCGCTACCTATGACCCGGATGAATACAACCTTCGCAGTGCGGATTTCGAGGACGAGGTAGAACTGGCCCCGCTCCCCGAAAACGAGAAGATTGGTGAAATCGTCTTGGGTGGCTTCCTGTGGGAGTGACCTGTGGCTCCTCGTCACCCAAATCCTGAAGCGGTAGCGACACTGAAGCAGGCCGAGATGTCCACAGAGGCATCGGTGGCCTTGATGAAGTGGCTCTCCCGAGTCACCCGAAAGGCCGGGGTAGCGCAGCACGTCTACGTCGTCGGCGGTGCCGTCAGGAACTTCCTGCTTGAGAAGCCCATCAAGGACATAGACATGGTGGTGGATTCTCTCGCACTGCGCGGGAATCGTGACGCCGCTTGGGTGGCGCAGCAGGTAGCCCGTGCAATCCCCGCCCCTACCAAGGTGTGGACCGATAGCCTGATGGTTTCTCATATCACTGTGGAGGGTCCTTGGAGCCTTGACGGCCATCAGATGGAGGGGGAGGAGATCGAGATCGTCAACGCTCGCTTGGAGGAGTACGCGGTTGACCCCCAGACAGGTGAGTACACCGGACACAAGCCGGAACGGGTCGAACCCACCACGATGGAGATCGACATTTCTCGCCGCGAGTTCACGTTCAATACATTGATGTGGACGCTGCTGTCGCTCGCCAATGGCCCTGACAAGGCCGAAATCATTGACCTCACGGGGTGTGGTCTAAAGGATCTAAAAAACCGCGAGATGCGCTGCCCTGGCGACCCCGACGAGACATTCGCGCAGGACCCCACCCGGATCATCCGCACCATCAAGTTCGCCTTCAAGTACGGCATGAAGCTGCCGCCCGACGTGAAGGCAGCAGCTATCCGGCAGGCCAAGGGACTCAAACGCATCCCTTCCAAGACCCAGAGCATTCTTCAGAAGATTGTGTTGGATAACCCCCAATACAAGAAAGCCCTTGATGTCATGGATCGCCTTGGCGTGAACGCAGTCATCAAGGAGATAATGCTGGAGAACAAGCCCTTTCGGTCCTTTATGGAGAGCCACGCCAGAAAGAAGGGTGTTGCTTACATGCTTGATCTGATGGACGTGGGCATCCCTGTAGGCGCTCCAATCTCTTTCCTTGATGCAGCGCAGCAGAAGCGTTTTCGGGAAGTAACGTCTGTTATGGATCGTGACGCCGCTTTGGATTTTTTGGGTATGTTGCGCCAGACGGGCAGTGCCTTGGGAGGGGCTACCCTGGCTTTGGCGCAAGAGCACGGCTATCGACAAAACGAAATGCGGGATTTTTCACCCGTCTTGAATAGGGTTGTGCGGGACCTTCTCCTCGAAGATCCTTCTTTGGCGGCTTCTTCATCGAGGCTCGTTCAGCGGGTTCGTCGGGAACTGCCTCGTCAACTGCCCCGACGGGCAAGCTCTGCTTTGGTTTACGGCACCCCTTCGGATGCCGACCGCGCAACTATGGAAGCCCCCACTCCCATATTTCCCCTCGCGTTCGAGGATTTTCACCTGATCCCGCCCCCCGACCAGGAGGAAACCCTTGAGGAGCTTCAAGACCTACGCGAACTCGCTGAAGAACAGCGCCCGGAAGCTGAAGAGTTCATCAAGGAGTCTGATGGGGAGATTCTCCATCTCTTTGATCGTCTGTGGCGCGATCATGGTGTCCGAGTCGATAAGAGGTGGATGCGAGAGATGGTCAAACAGGCGAAAACCCACGTCGCCAAGCTGAAGTGGCACTTCAATCGCCCACGTCCATATCAGGTAGGGGACGCTATCGGACAGCCCTTCGAGGCACTTGCTTCAGAAACGGCCCACTCCCCTTCGTACCCAAGCGGTCATGCCATCCAAGCGTTCCTCTTGGGAGAGGCATCAAGCCGCCTGGACCCCGAACATGCGGCTGAATACTTTGATTTGGTTGACCAGATTGCGTGGGGTCGGGCGCAAGCAGGCTACCACTGGCCCAGTGACATCCTCTACGGCGTTGAAGTTGCTGACCATATGGCTGACTTCATGGATGTTCCCGAGGCTTGGAGTCCTCGCGTGGCGCGGATCATGGAGAGGAGGGCTTCACACGCCCTACAGAGGCATCGCTGGGCCAAGACGTTCACCGTCAACAAGGGCGATCCTATCTGGTACGGGAAGTATAAGAACAAGCGGGGGATCATTGATGGGTTCAGCACCAACGAGAAGGGTGACGTGATCATCACCGTCGAACAGGTGCCTAATCCAACTGGCCGCAAGCAGCCCAAAGAGTTGAAGCTGTTCCGGGTGCGCCCCCGAGAGGTGGAGGAGGGCAAGGAGGCAAGCCCCCGTCGCGTCGTAGCCAAGTACAAGAGCAAGAAAGAGGTGCCCAAAGCAGACGGCAGCGGGACCACCACTGTTTACGAGTACGGCCCTCGGCAGGTAGCCCAACGCCATAAAGAAAAGGCCAAGAGATTGGAGGGGTTGAAGGCATCCCTTTCTGATTTGAGGGGTCAGGTTTCGGAGGACATGGTGTCAGACGACCCGGAGACGAGGCTTACGGCTTTGGCGGTGGCGTTGCTCGACAAGACTTATGAGCGCGTGGGTAACGAGAAATCCGCTGATGATCGTGGCCATTTTGGAATCACGACCTTGCGGGTCAGCCACCTGGACCTGAAGGACAAGAAAGCCACCTTTGAGTACGTTGGCAAGAGCGGGGTGAAGCAGAAGAAGGTTGTGACGGACCCTCAAATCATTGAGGTTCTCAAAGCGGCAGTGGACGGAAAAGAGGGTGACGAGCGCATTCTGTGCGACGGCGATGATTGTCAGATTCGAGCGCGGCACGTCAACGGTTACCTCAAGCCGTTTGACATCACGGCCAAGGATCTTCGGGGGCTACATGCCAATGAGGAGATGCGTGTTCGGTTGAAGGATGTTCGCAAGAAGGGCGAGAGCCTTCCCCGAGGTCGAAAAGACCGAGACAAGATCCTAAAGGCAGAGTTCAAGGAAGCATTGGAGGCGGTTGCAGAGGCGGTGGGGCATCAGGCATCCACGCTCCGGTCCCAGTACCTCGTGCCAGGGCTGGAGGACTTCTACATGAAGGACGGGACTGTTATTGATGATTTGGCCAAGGCTGCCTCTCTGGGTCGGGATGCAGGCTTTCGTTCGTGGCTCATGGGGATCGTCAGTAAGTCCACGGTGGTCAAGGCGATCTTTGAGTGGGGTGAGCAAAAGCTGGACGGCCCAGCGGATCTTCCAGGAGGGTTGGTTCCCGAGGGCTACATCTGGAAGATGGGCGGTAGTTGGTACGCCAGCATTGGAGATGGTTTCCGGGTCCAGAAATACAGGAGCGAGCGCGAAGCTACCCGAGGGGTTCGGTTCTCGCGTGTGGCTCATACGCTTCTCCTGAAGCAAGCCACGAAGTCTGAAGCAGAGCGTGAAGAGGAAGAGGCCCAGCGACTTGTGCGTAAGTCCCCCAAGAAAAAGCCGCCTCGGGTGGACCTGGAACGCCGTCATGTCGAGGATTCGGATTCCGAAAGGGATCCCGATAAAGAGCAAGATCGGAAGGATACGTCCCACAACTTCAAGGACATCGCCGCCTCGATGGCCGCTCGGCGTGTAGCTTTTCGGTACAGGAAGGCCGAGGAGTTTACGGAGCAAGAGTGGAAGACGTATAAATCCAAGCACCCAGGGGCCAATAAGGACGACCACACGATCCGGTCAATAGGTGAGGACGGCGAGGATGGGGGTGCGTCCGAGGATACCTGGGAAGAACTTTCCTCTGATGAGCAAATGGATCTCTTGGCAGAGGGCGCAGGGACCGAGTTTGGGAAGATTCAGGACGAATACCCCAACACCACGATCACTGAAGAAGACGTCCAGGACATGATGATGGAGCAAGCTGCGGAAGGGGTGGACCCTTTCAGCCCAGCAGCGGCCAAGGAACGCAAGGACCAGATCAAGAGCCAAGCGGCGATGGATTCGGCGTCCAACAACCTCGTCCTCCTTACCCAGTCTTTTGGAGGTGACGGGTCCGAGAAGGTTGAATCAGCCCTTCAAGGCTTGAAGGGTGATGACCGGGCAACATTCCTTGAATCATATGAGAAGGCGCAGGAAACCGCCAAGGCGCGGGACTCTGCGGTTCGAGGCGACCCTGCCGCCCGTAAAGAGTTGCTCACCCTTGCCGAAAGCCTTGATGCGGTTCTGGCCTCCATCAAGGACGGAAACCCAGGCGTGATGGGAGAGGTGCTGGCGCTATTCGAGTATGCCTCGAAGGTTCTGTTCAATCCTTCCCTCATAGACCCCGCCAACCCAGTCTCCGATAGCCAGGGTGTCGTGACGGGCGACGACCTCGCGAAGTCGAAAAAGCGCAGCGCAACTCATGCTGCGAATGCCTTTGAACGCTTCAAGGAGGCAAGCCCCGAGGAACGCGCCCATTCCCGTGAAGCACTCGCCCAGCAGTTGGAGGGTCTTCCTGACGGGTCTGCCGCGAAGGTGGAGCTTCAAGGTGTTGTTTCAGGACTGCTTGCCGCGTCAGCTTTGCATGACGGGGAAGAGGCTACTGGCGTCGGACCTACGATGCAGCTTCTCGTCAAAGCACTCGATAAGGCTGGGGCAGCAGGTCCCGATGGGGCCTTGTTTGCACCGGTTGGGGGCGACCTTTCCACTCCAGAGGCGCAGGAGGGCATCCGGGCCGCCCTCACTGACGTGCTTGACGAAGACTGGGGAAGTTTGGTCGAGGAGGATGACCCCATCTTCCCTATCGCGGAGTTGTTGAGTGATGAATCCGCTGATTTGGGGATGGAGGATAAGCAGTTTCTTCGCACAATCATTGCTGATTATTTGACGGATGAAATCACGGTGGTGGAAGAGGCGACTCGCGAGGATCATCAAAAGGATGAGCCTACTACGGGCGACGTGAAGCAGAGCTTGAAGGAGCGCCGGAAGAAGGACAAGTCTCGGATGACGTCTGCCCTTCGGGATGCGAAAGGTCAGTTCTTGGACCAATCCGCTATTGACGAGGCGCAGGGTTCTGGGGCGAAGCAGGATGACGAAGACGCCGATACTTCTGCCGAGTCCGAGGGTGCAGGGTCGGAAGACACAGAAGAAAAGAAGGAGGAGGGTGCAGAGCGGAAGAAGGGATTCTTCGCCGCCCTTCTTGATGCCATCTTCCCTGATTCGAGAAAGGATAAATGGCAAGCCATCGTTGAAGGCGACGAGCCTGAATCTTCGACGGAAAAGACAGCCCTTGATCGTTATGATTTGCAGCCGTGGGACACTTCCAAACTTCCAACGGGAAACTCTGTCCCGTTAGATGCGCGGTAACGTTCCTATACCTTCACCCTATGAGCGAGACTTGTGCTCGTGGAATCCCTGTCCTTACAGGACCCCCTTACAGGACCCCCTTACTGGAGAATCGTCATGGCCGACAACCTTACCCGGAGCGGGGCACGGGCCTTCACCGAGACCCTTGACCGTATCGCTACCGCCGTTCAACACAATGCAGCCCTTTTGGGCCTCCCCTCGAACATTGCCACCGACTTCGCCTTCCGCTGCGATTTGGTTAGCGATGCGGTGGAGAAGCAAGCGGCGGCCAACTTCCCTTTGAAGCAAGCTGACTTCAACGCCGATGAGATTGGCGAAGAGGTTCCGGGTCCTTTGGTTGATGATCCTCCCAATGCACAGATCGATGAACACTTCACCCAAGAGAAGTTCCACGAGCTTACCGAGATGGCAGACGCCGAAGAAGCCGCCGACAAGCTGGCTTCTCTGATGGAAGAGGCAGACCGCGTGATGGAAGCCGCGATGCCCACCATCAACGTCCAAGGATTCCGGGGCTTTACGGATCAGGTTCGCCGTTTAGACGAACTCTCCACCGAAATCGAGATGCTTGAAGCAGAGCTTGAGGCCGCCACCAGCGGCCTTTTGTCGCGCAAGAAGGATCTCGACAAGGAGATGAAGGCCGCCGTTGAGGTTCTCAAGAAAGACTACAAGGAGAATCTTTCGGCACAGGGCAACGTCATCATCGAGCGCAAGACCGCTCTGGTGGACGCCCAGGCAAGGTTGGCAGTCGTTGCTCGCAGGCGCACTCCGCAGAAGGTCCGGGATGAACTCCTGGCCGCTCTTGCCGAGGAGTACGGTGAGAGTATTCGTCAGCGCCTTCCTGAACTGGAGAACGCACTGCGCGAAGAAAAGAAGACTATGGCTGTCGCCTTCAAGGGATTCGAGCTTGAGATGCGTACCGCGTCCGTTGCTGACAAGAACGCTGGTGTCCTCGACAAGCTGGTTCGCTTCCGCGAATGGCTCGTTGGTGGCCTGAAGCGCATTGTCGGTATGGCAGAGCAGGCCACTCGTCTTTTCAAGGGCGTGGGCCGCAAGATGGAGAAGGACACCTCCATGTTCCTGCGGGAACTCGACCAGTTCGAGTCCGAGATGGGCAAGGCTGCCACCGAAGTCCACGGTTTCGATTTCTTTTCCGAGTAGGAGTCTCCGTTGAAGACCGGCACTAACAACGTCAACTGGCAAGAGAGAGCCACAGAGTTCTCTGTCGGTGATCTCGTGGGAATCTTCGGAGCCTACGAGTCTCAAGCAGGCCGCGTAACAGCGGTCTGGCCTGCTATTGGCATGATTGATGTTGAAATGCCTAACGGCAACAAGCGGTTCCCTGCGGAAGACCTCCAGCGTTACGACGGCAACGGTAACGCAGCCCCGCCTACCACAGACTCTGCTCCGGGAGGCCAGCCTACGGTTTCGGTTCCAGGAGGCCCTTACGGTAAGAGCGCGTCTGCTGAAAGAGTTGCTGAAGCAGCCGTGCGTAGAGCTTTGTACTGGGCATCCACGGATCGTAAGTACAAGTTGACCCGCTCTGAAAAAGACGGTGGGGCTATCGGTTGTCCCAAGTGCAAGGAAGGCTCCCTCAAGCGAGCAATCTACAAGCGTAGGGACGGTGCCAGCGAGCGCCTGATGGGATGTCCTGGGTGCATGTTTCTCATCAAGGAACTCGATATTGTGAACTTCCTTGGGGATAACGCTGAACTTGAAGTCGGAGAGGAGGGTTAGACATGGCTTTTGCCAAGTACGCCAAGGCGATGGTCCTCCATCCTCGTGTCAATGCTGCCTCTTGGGGCGGTATGCAGCGTACTGCGTCTTCTACCCCCACCCGCGACCTCTCCGCGCAAGCCACCACGATTCTCGGCACTCCTTTTAGCCCGGACCAGTACCTCCTTACCCACTGCACTATTGTGGGATCGGTTGAGGTAGAGAAGGTAGCGGGCGCGAAACTCGGGAACGTCAAGATCGGCAGCCGTACCATCAACCGTAAGTACGCCGACTACTACATCTCCCCTGAATCATCCGCGATGGTGAACAACAACGGGGATTCCTGGAGCCGGGATGTCTTGCTGAAGTCTTACCGGACTTTCATCGGCTCCCACAACTTCCAGGAGCATGTCCAGATTGAGGAGCAGTCGAAGGGCCGCATCATTGATGCCGTAGCCCGTGACGTTGGCTCTTCGGTTTATATCGACATCCTCGTTGCCACTGACCGAAAGCACGCAGCACTTGTCCAGGACATTGAATCCGGCAAGATTGCAACGCTCTCTATGGGCTGCACCACGGATTTCACCATCTGCACGAAGTGCGGTCATGTTGCCGCTGATGAGACTGAACTTTGCGACCATATTCGGTATGCGAAGCTCAACACTTTCATGGATGGCGGCGGCAAGAAGCGCGTGATTGCAGAGCTTTGCGGCCATCCCGACTACGATGAGACGGGTGGCGTGACGTTTATCGAGGCGTCTTGGGTAGCGACCCCGGCCTTTTCCGGCGCTGTCATGCGGAACATTTTGAGTCCTGCGGAGGCCACCTCCCAGACCCAGAAGTTGGAACAGGTCCTCTCCGCGCCCCCAGAGGCATGGTCGCAGGACGCGATTGCGAAGGCAGCCTCTACGGTACGCGCCTTTGGTTTTGGCGAGGATGATGAAAAGCCCGCCGAAGAGGCACCCGCTGATTCAGGGAAGCCTTTCACTGACATCGAAGACCAAATCTACGACATGGTGAAGAAGCGCGTTCAAGAGCGCCTTCAGAAAGACATGGCTGATTCCAACGTGGAAGAGCAACTGGATAACCCAGGTCCTCCGTCCACTTGGCCCAACGACACCCTTCAAAAAGAGGGCAAGCTCCACCAGTACAAGACTGCTATTCAGACGGTTGTGCGGGTGGCGTCCTCTGACGTAGCCCTCGTTGACGGGGTTGCTGCGGTCAATGATTCCTACGGAGTCAAAGTTGCACGGGACATTTACCGTGCGGTTTTGGCTGCGGGAACCCCTTCGAGCCATCCTGACTTGAAGTCCTTTCTTGCTGCTCTTGGCTCCGCTACGGGTCGCAAGATGTCCTCTGCCGAAGTTCGGGTAGCAATCCGAGTCGGCTATCTGCTTTCCCGACGGGCGAGCAAAACCACTCAATCCGTTACCTGAATACACAAGGAGAATAGTCATGAGTCGCGAACGAATGACCTGGACCGATGACAAGCAGGCTTCTGAAGCCCCTGCAACCCCGTCCGACAGCGAGGGAGCCGCAAGCCCCGCCGCCAAGGAAGACCCCGCACCAGAGGCTTATGCCAAGGGCGACACTGAAGAGTGGGCCGAAGGCAAGGACGAGTCTCCTGTGGTGGAAAGCGAAGCACCTGCTGTGCCCAGCGAGAGGCAGGCTGCTGCCATGCTTGAGCGCAAGGCTGCCAAGTGCATCCGTCTTGCAACTGCCATGCTTGGTGATGGCGCTTCTGTAGAGGCCATCGAAGACCAAGCTCTCGCCTTTATGGATATGGACGACCGTGCCCTCCATTCTTCCCTTTCTCGCCTTGGCGAAGATGCAGAGAAGAAGAAAGAGGACGAGGAAGGCGCAGAGGCAGAGGCAGCAAAGACCATCCAAGAGGACAAGGAGCACGCTGCTGAAGCCAAGAAGGCCGATGATTCTGCTGACGAGGCCATCGACAAGGATGATGCCAAGGCTGCTGAAGAGGATCTCGCCAAGGAAGCTACCGACAAGGAAGCTGTCGAGAACCGTCTTGCCAAGATCGAGGAAGCCTTGAGCATCCTTGTGGGAAAGAAGGCCGAGGATGACAGCGGCGACGAGGCTATGGACGACGACAAGAAGGCTTCGGGCCACTTGGACGAAGACGAAGCCATGCTCGAAGCCATGCTTGCCGAGGAAGGCATGATGGAGAAGCCCGAGGCTATGGAAGACCCCGAGGCGATGCTTGAGGAGATGCTTGCTGAAGCAGAAGCCGAGGCTATGGCCGAGGAAGTTGCCGAGGCCATGTCCGCAGACCCCGGTGTTCCCGGTGAGGAAGCCCTCTACGAAGATGGCGAGTCGCATGATCCGGGCGACCATGATCCCGACGGCTTCGAGGAGTCGATGGTGGTGGACGAGGCTGTCATGATGGCAGATCCGGTTGTCGATGATCCGATGGGCGTCATGGCTCGCGACCTGGACGAAAAGGATAGCGAGATGCTCGCAGTTCTCTTCGGCAAGCAGGCTGACGACGATGACGACGAGGACAAGGACGAAAAGGAAGACCACGACGAGGGTGCCATCAAGGATGATGAGGACCACATCGAGGACCTCGAAGAAGACAAGGACGAGGAAGAAAAGGACCTCAAGAAAGAGGAAAAGAAGGCGGCCCGTAAGCCCCAGCCCAAGAAGGCCAGCAAGGGCGCGAAGCGTCTTGGCGGTGTCTCCAAGTCGGCAGGCAACGAGGTCGGCAACCTTTCCCAGCTTTGGGAATCTGCTCCTGACGTGAGCCGGTTCTTCAACTAATCCCAACCCTTTTCCTCCAGGCGTGGAGGGCAACTTTCACGCCTGGGGGGTCCAAGGTTTCTCCCTAACGGGACAAAAGGGACCTTCGGTTCAATAGATACTTGATACACCGTCTTATAGTTAGACGGTTTGCGTCTGGACTTGAAGGCATACGGCCCGAGAGTCTTTCATCACACCCCTTCCTGTAAACAGGGAGCACAGTCAGGAGAAATCATGCCTTTGCTTGGACAGGCCAGCGGTGGGTGGACAGAGTCATCTTCGGCACTTCGTATTCTCAACTTGGGAATCCGAAACTCCGTGGGCGTTCTTACGAACGACTCCTTCACCCAGACCAACCCGCCAGTAGTTACGGCCACTTCAACTATCAGTACCAATGTTGACACCAGTGTTCTTGGTGCCCTCTCTGGTAGTATCGCGTACACTCGACCCGATCAGGGCGTCAACTTCATCGGCCCCAACGCCGAAGGTGTTGGTGCTGCGAACGAACTGTTCGTCTTGCCCCTCGGACTCTTCATCAACGACGCCGTAGGTAACGCCTATGAGAACACTCCCGGTCCTGCATCGGGCAAGGGTCCTTACGTCAGCGGTCAGGGAACTTATGCTTCCTCGCTGTTCGAGACCCAGTTCTTGGCCGCCTCTGGTGGTGGTGGTGCTGCTGGTGATGCAATCACCTGGACTACTGGAATGCGTATGATCGCTTCCCGTAACGGCTACCTCATGCCTCTCTGGGACATTGTCAACGGTGGCACCTTCGCCAACGCTGGTAACAGTTCCGATGTCGAGCATGGCCACGCCGCTGGAACCGAAACGATGATGGGTGTCCTCAAGATGCCTGCTGATGCAACCCAACCAGAGATCGTTTTCGATCTCCGCGTCTGATAAGGAGTACACACAATGTCAGTTGCAAACTCTGTGAAGCAGAAGCTGATCAGCGACTACATCGGTACTCCCCAGGGACGTGCCAAGCTCGCTGCATCAATGACTCAACCCCTGCGGCTTCGTCGCGACTACATGGCAGTGGGTCGTAAGACCTTCCTTGTCGAGCAGTTGCCCGACGGTGCCCTGCCGATTTACGACAAAGATCCTGATGTTACGGCATATGTGGTCGGTGAAGAAGGTGAGAACATTCTTGCCATCACCAAGCCTCGCCGCGTCATCTTTCCTTTGTTCGAGATCGCGTCCAACCCGGAGATCCCCCTGACCCAGATCAAGGAGCGTCGTTTCGACCTCATTGAGCGGGCACAGGATCTCGCCCGTGCCCAGATTCAGGCTGCTGAAGATGAGCGCGTGTTCGCCGTCCTTGACGCTATCGCAACCACTGGTTTCGACAGCATCGCTGGTGGTACGAACCCCGACACCCCCGTTGTTGCACCGATTAGCGGAGCCGTCCTTGCTGACGCCTTCTCGCTCATCGAGCGCCACGACCTCCGGGTTGCTCGCGTGTTCATGAACGCTCGCGACTACGCTGACCTGCGTAAGTTTGGCCGGGACATCTTGGACATCGAAACGCAGCGCGAACTGCTGAAGACCGGCCTTATGGGCACCCTCTGGGGCGCACAGGTCATCGTCAGCCGCCTTGTCCCCGTGGGCACGGTGTATGTTTGCTGCGAGCCAGAGATGTTTGGACGTATCCCCGTCCGTACCGAACTGACCGTTCTTTCCGCAGACGATCCGAAGGCTCGCACCATCGGCTTCTCCTGCTTCGAGAACCTGGGTCTTGGTGCCTACAACCCCCGTGGTTTGGCCCGACTGACCATCACTCGGTAGCATTTAGCCGGTGACGGCTTCTGAAACCCCCGGTTGGTTCGCCAATCGGGGGTTTCTTGCGTTTGGGGGGTTCCCGTTCTGACTGGCTGCCGTAAAGAGTTCAAGAGGAGGGATGGGACACCCAGACTGATTCGACAAAGGTGGAGGGCGATCAAGACCCGTTGACCACTGCGCTACCCACAAGACCGAGCAGCGGCGAAACCTTGTCAGTCTAAACGCCATACGAGTACCGAGAGGTCCGGGACGAAAGTCTCGGGCCTCGTTTGCTTTGGGGTGCCGGTAGAGTGTCGATACTCAATGGGAAGTAACCCTTCTGGAGACAGTCATGTCTGATACCCCCGCCCGTCACCGCTTGATTCGCCTCGCCTCTACGTTGCCCAAGGGCAGCACGGAGCGTGGAGAGATCCTCTCCATTCTTGCCGCTGACGCTGACCACCTGAAGAAGCACCAGTTCGACAGCGAGAACAACCCCAATCCCAAGGGGAATGACAAGGACGGTGACGGCGAGACTAACGAGCCGAGTCCCGTGAAGGACAAGAAGGCTGCCCCTTGTGATGACGCCCCCGCTCCCTTCAAAGAGCAGTGCTTGAAGAAGGTTGAAGAAGGGAAGAAGAATGAGGACAAGAAGGAAGCCGGTGGTGGCTGCGACTCTCCCAAACTTCCCGACGCCCTGAAGGCACAGTGCAAGGAGAAGGAGAAGGAAGGCGACAAAGAGGCCAAGGAAAAGTACCCCTGGGATGATTGTATTGCCGATCAGATGAAGGAATACGGCAGCAAGGAAGTTGCTGAAAAGGTTTGCGGTAAGATCCGGGCCGAGAGCCAGGGCCTCAAGTCCGCTGCTGATTTCCGCAGAAGCCTGATTCGGATGGCTGCCGAGATGCCCAAGGGCGATGCTTCCCGTAAGAAGCTCCTCACACTTCTCAAGTCCTAATGATTCAGCCATCGCCTTCAAGAGTAGCTGCCCGTTATGCGGCATCCCCTCCCACGCTTCGGCAAGTGAAAGCCCTTTTGAGGCGCACGGGAATCGAAGGTGAGTTGTCAGGGCGTGGGCGCGATTGGTCCGTGGAGTTGCCTGATAGCCGCACTTCTGACGCCTTCCAGAAAGCCTACCAAAAGGCTTTTCGTGCTGGGGTTGGGGGTTACCGTACTGGCTACGGTGCCTGGGTTATGCGCCCAGGCTATGGCGCAGACCCCCATGACTTCAACGACCCTGCTTCCCGGCACCACTACGCCGCGCTCCCAGAGGAGCCTGTGGTCGGAGACATTCTCTATTCCAACTGGGGATATGACCAGACCAACATCGACTACTACCAGATCATCAAGGCGACCCCAAAGCAGGTCGTCATAAAGCAGCTTCTCAAGAAGGTTGTGAGCACGGGCCGCACTGATGAGAAGGTCATCCCCCTCAAGGGGAAGTTCGATCCAAGAGGGAAGGCTCTCCGTAGAAAGTGGCGTCCCGGCTACAGCGACGGCATTGCTGTGAGCATCAACTCCTACTCCAGCGCGTATAGTTGGGATGGTCGTCCTAAAAGCCAAACAATGGCCGGGTTCGGCCACTGAAGACGATCTTCGCTGGGTAGTGTGAGCACACTGGAGGGTGAGGTGCTCATAGCAGTTTCAGGGACTATCGGTGTCGGCAAATCCACTCTCTGCGCGAGGCTTGCTGGCGAGACCGGTTTTACCCTGATTCCAGAGCCGGTGTCCACGAACCCCTACCTCGCTGACTTCTACATAGATCCGACGAGATGGGCCTTTACAGCCCAGATATTCATGATCACGGATCGCTTCCGTCGGCAGCAGGAGATCACTGATAGCAGTGAGGGCTATCTTTTGGATCGGTGTCTTCACGAGGATTGGGTATTTGCCCAAGTTCTCTACGAAATGGAACACCTGTCTGAACGAGAGTGGGAGACGTACAAAGGTCTTCACCGCTCTCTTATTGAGGTGGTCCCGGTTCCAGATGCCGTTGTCTACTTGCGGGTTCCCCCCGAGGAGGCTCTCCAGCGCATCGGTTCCAGAGGCAGAGCTTCCGAGATGGCGATTTCCTTGGACTACCTCTCCCATCTTCATCGCGTGTATGAGGAGTGGGCTACCCGTATGTCTACCATCACAAGGGTGGTCGCTATGGATTGGCGTTCCTACGGGGATGTAGCCGAGGTTGTTGGTCGTCTGCCTACACCAAAGAGGGCGGTATCCTCAAATCAGACGTTTTCATGACTGTCCATTCCGGGTCCATGAACGGCTCGTACCCAAACATCTGAATCAGAGGTGCGTCGGCCTTCGCCACCCATTCTTTCATCTCATCGTCGTAGAGGGATTCCGGGTCTTTGATCCACGACGCGGGCCGGTGTGACGCACGGTTTTGGGGTGTCACACTCTGTACTTTCTCCAGGTCCTCGTTCAACACTTCCGCAAGCCCTTCGTAGAGGGTGGAGGTGTTGATGAAAAGGTCTGGGCGTGGAGGCTTGCCGTAACAGAACCGGAATGTCCAACTACACAGGCCCAGGCCAGCACCGAGGTAGTCTATCTCGGCTCCATAATGGCCGAGCGGGTCCGGGTCCCAGATAAGCGGGAAGGGGCGCGGGAGTTCTTCCAGGTCCAGGGGGTGGGTTGCCCCGAAGAGGAAGTCCTTGAACTCCGAGGATCCATTGCCCATTCTCCTGACGTTCTCTTGCTGCTGTTCCGACGGGTAGGCACTGGAGATGGCCATGTTGTAGAGGGAGGCGTACCAGGACCAGGGGTCTCGCACGCTCCCGACCAAAGCTCTTTTCGCCAGTGCCGAGGTAGGGATGTCAGAGGCCCTTCCGTGACGCCGCAAGCTGTTGATAACCCCAAGCCCTGGGGGTTGGAGTTGCTTCAACACACGGTAGACGGACATGCCCCCTGTCTTGGGCATATGCCAGTAAGCGATCTTGTCCGTGTAGAAGAGGGACATCAGGAAGTGGGCCTGTCGGATCGATACCGTTCAACCAGAGCTTCTACTGGAGATCCCTCTTCCCCTTCATCCCCGAAGAAATCATCCACGTCGAACTCGTCAGGTTCGTCGTTCTCTTCGTCTGATTCAGGAGCTACCCGGACACCATCCAGGATGGCGTCTACCTCATCCATCTGGTCGAGCAGGTCTTCCCCTTCGTCGTCCCATTCCCCTT